TCTTCCACATAGCCAAGCCTGACCTTTAACCACTCCAGTAGCTGATCTGGCCTGTCATAATAAGGGTGATTGTCAACCACCAAATGCAGCAAGGCAAAGAACAACCTGTGTTGGCGTGGCGATCTGGTCCTCGATGTTTTAACAGTCAAATCTGCGTTTTCTGGAATCTCCAGCAAAATCTCCCTGTCGCGTTCGGTGACAGGAACTAGCCTGTCACCGCTGCGCCGCATGATTATTNCCTCACTCATNTGCGGCCTTGTTTATTTTTAATTGAATGGATTTCCACCATTCCTTGATGCTTGCATTGTGGGATGGCGTAAGCTGGCTGGTAACTGGCCGCCACTTTTCAGTCCAANCCATTAATTCTTCATTGGATTTGCACTCATCAAGCTCTTGTTTCATTTCGTTAAATTTCTTTTCGCTTTCGATTGCTGAAAGTGTAGCGATNTTTGGCGGAGCTGATTTTGGCTTAACACCTTTTGTGTCAATATCTTTCGTGTCCTCTCCATCCGTATCATCCTCTCCCGCAACACCGACGATAGCAGAAAGTGCTTGACGCTTTGCATATGTTAAAGCCGCTCCCATTTGTTGGTGCGTACCCATAGGGCTGACAGGATATACGCCCTCTATCCACTGTCCGCTTGTGTGGGTAAGCCGTGTGTGCAACACAATCCCCGTATCCGTTACATCCGTCATTTGCATGATCGCAATGCCATGCTTAGACAGGGCTGGACGCACTGCGCTTAACACCTCACCAAGATCAGCGTATTTTGATTTAAAATGCGGGTTAANCCGATTGAATGACGGATTTTTTACCTCTGCCTGCGCCTTAGCTAACGCGCCTGCAATCTCCTCAATCTGTTCTGACGTTCTCATTTTGCACCTTTAATTGTTATGGCCCCATTAGATGAACGGGATGCTATTATCCCGTGCCCATACGCATCTTTAACATCCGGCTCGACCAATTCTTTTAGTGATTTTTTAGCCGATTCATGATCCTTTGCCGCCTTCTGCGTTTTAACAAAATCGGATGCAGCTGAAGCCCATGCGTTGTTGCCAGTCATATCAACTTTGCGTTCGACCGGCCCTTCGTATCTAGGGACAATAAAAACAGGATCAATTTTGTTTTTGACGCACCGCCAAAACTCAGTCTCTGCCGCTATTAACTGCTCCGCATAATCTTTATCCAACTTAACGTCAGCAAAGAAATGTTTGTGATTGCCAAAAAATACAGACAAAACAGCCGTTTCTACGCCGCAAACAAGCATATTATGCGTTAACTGGGGCATATAACGCTCCAGTATTTCTTCTTCTTTGGCAAAAGCCGAAACGTGCTTTGCTTCCCAAACGGCTTTACCTTCATGGGTTATGCCATCCAGCGTGCACATCATAAAGCTATAGTCGAATGAAATGCGTGTTTCGCCATCATTCGTAACCCGATTGCCCGTAACTTTTTCATACCAGTATCTATTAAAAGGCTCAGTATAACTACCCATCTGGACCGGCAAAATGCCAGACAAATCTTCCGGTTGCGCCTGTTTCGTTTTTACCAACCACAGGTCCATGACCTTCTGGTTGTCCCCGCTCATAATCATATTGGCTTCTGACCCGCCAATACCATTTAGCCGAAACTCCAGCTGCTCCTTTGTTAAACCTAATTGCATCTTAATCTCCCCAATGAACATCGTATATTATCGACATGGCATACAAAACAATGCAGCTAACCACGCCGGTAAACACCCCAAATATAAAATCACCCGTCATGTTTCACGGCCCCGATATGCTCTTGTAAATTATCAATAAGTTGCTGAATTATGTCAGGCTTTTTGCCATCGAACACAAGCACAACTTCTTCATGGTTGATAACATTGTCATACATAACTGTGTCCAGAAGCAAGTTGACATATGTCCGCTTAAGCTCAGGCATATCGTGAGCCTCCGTCCTAATCTTAACAATTTTGGAAAAATGCGCAGTTGCCATTTTTTGGTCCTTCCGTTGATTTGGTGTTGCGATTAAAAAAAATTATGCTATTTTAATTTTTATTGCAAGAGAGAAAAAGAAAAAAATGACAAAAAATAAATTTAGGGTCGCGCCTGTAGAGGAAAGGACAATCGACGGCATTGTTTTTGCTTCGAAAAAGGAAATGGTTCGTTACGCTGATCTTAAAATATTGGAGCGCGGAAAGGTTATTTCCGATTTGAAATTACAACCGGCGTTCATTACCTATATCAACGGCCAGCAATTTTGTACATATACAGCTGATTTTGAATATATCGAGAATGGGGAGAGGGTTATTGAAGAAATTAAATCCAGCGGCACCGCTGCTGACCCGGCTTTCCGGCTAAGAAAAAAGGCAGCTGAACTGTATTACGGAATTAAGGTGAAGGTGATTATCAAATGATTCGGGTAGAATTAACGCACGAGGAGCTGCTTGTTTGTAAGTTTATGGGTGCATTGCGGACCTTAAACAATCGGATAGCCAATGTAAGCATTACTGGATCGACGGATGAAGATGATGAAACGGGCATGATTGGTGAGTATGCTTTTGGCAAACATTACAACCTATTCATGGATATTACTTTGCACCCTCGCAAAGGCGGTGGTGATTTTGTCAGGAATGGCAAAATCATTGATGTTAAAGCTACCAAGCGTCCAGATGGCAATTTGATTACCCCATTGGCAAAGCAAGGCACAACAGATGTTGACGTTTATGTTCTTGCGATTGTTCAGGGAAATGTAGTTGATCTAATCGGTTATGCGACAAGGGATGATTTTTTGCAGGATGAAAATATACGACCATTAGGGCATAGCAAAGGTTACTTTTTGGACCGGAGCGCATTAAGGAAATTACCATGAAGGAGGATTTAGGGACAACAAAACGAGGAAATTTATCAGGAAGACGTAAGCTTGCGATCTGGGAGCGCGAACATGGTAAGTGCATGATTTGCGGGAGCAAACTCCAAGTTGGCGGCTTTATATTTGAACACGTTCGCGCTCTCGAACTTGGAGGAACGGACACAGATGAAAACATTAGGTTAACATGCAAAGGATGCGCGACACAGAAGACGAAGGAGGATCACAAGACGGCTGGCAAAGCCAAAAGGATGAAAACAGCCTCTCTTGGGTTAAAAATATCACGAACGCCGCTTCCCGCTGGGAGGCAGAGCAAATGGAAAAAGAAGTTAAATGGACAAGTCGTCCTAAGAATGGAGCAGGATCAATGAATTACGCAGACGTATTAAATACAGCAGCTCTCACCATCGCACAGCGCGGCAAAGATTACGGCGATATATCAACAAGCTTTATGCGAGCTTCCGTTATTGCAAGCGCGACACTTAATAAAACCATTACGCCTTACGATGTTGCAATGGTTCTGCACGCTGTCAAACTGTCCCGCATTGCAAACAATCCATCCACTGATGATTCATGGGTTGATCTTGCTGCATATGGCGCAATCGGTGCAAATCTTGCCGCAACACCCCGTATGCCGCAGGTGGGCGAGACATTCCTTGCAGATGTGGAAGCTAAGTTAAATGAGGCTCGCATAGATGCTCCAGCTTAATCCACCGCTGCCATTGGATACGCCGAAGGGGAGTGGCTTATGCCACTTCCTTTTAGACTATGGGCCTGAGCATCATTTGATGTGGGTTGTAATAGATGACAAAACTGGGGAAATATGGACATGGGANAACCACAAAGTCAGGGGGCAAAAGAATATTACGATGGGCCGTACATTAGAGAAGGGCGAATCATGAACATCAAAACAAAAAATCTTGAAGCTGTTTTGCGCTTGGACGCTTCCGCAAGGATTAAGATGGATTACTTGATGGCTTTATGCGCCAAAGGATACAAGCCATTTGTCCTTAATGACCCTGAGATTGTTTCTTTTTTCAACATTGACTCTGGCCAAGACATAAGCAAGCGCATGTTTAATCTGTATGTCCTCGGCCTTGCCAAAAGAGAAGCTGTATTAGGTGAAAGAGGCAGACCAGCATATGGTTATACTTTGGTTGAGATATAACTTATTGCATACCAATGGCCTGCCTAAGTGCGTTTAGCGGGGGCTGGATTGGTCTATCGTTTTGATAATCAACCACAACCCGCCGCACCCTATTCAATATGTCGCGCCGCCTTTGATCCAGCTCATCCATTTGCTTTTTGGCCTGCAATGGAGACAATGATTTATCTTCGACAACGCGCTTTTTAGCATCGTTGAACAATTTTACAGCCTTGTCAGCCTCGTTCAACGCTCCGGGTATGCCAGACTTTTCACTAACATAAGGCCCGTTTTTGCTTTCCTTAATATCAACGCCAAGCTTTTTAACACTTTCCTTGGCCTGCTCCAAAGCTTGTGCATCGCGNGGGTTTTTCTTNAGATCGTTCAGAGCTNCGTGAAGGCGAGCATCCTCGTCCTTAATTTTTTCCCGTGCTTGATAGTACTTTGCCTCATCTTTTACATTTGAAGCAACAAGCCTACGGGTGTACGGCAATTTTTCGTAAGGGGTTTCTATGCCATCTTTTGCATTGGACNCAGCCTTAAATCCTTGGTCAAAGAATTTCTCCACCCCGCCAGTAAACATTTGCAACCAGCGCTGAATGTCATTTGGGTAATAGTCCATAGCACCGCGATGATATTTGTCGCCATTTGTGCTGTTGAGTTTATCCGCAAGCCACATGGAAAATTGACCAAGGTATGTATCTTCAGTGCCGGCTCGCGCTTGTTGCGAGCGGGCAAGACCTTTGTTTTCATCTTTTGGGTGAATAGGATTGCCAAGCCAATCGGCATTTCTGCTAATTTCAAAACCGGGCCGCAAAACAGTAGGGGTAAGAGCATTTACCAAATCAGGAACACTGTCACCAGTAACAACGTTGACAAAGTTCATGACTGACTGGAACATNGCCATCGCCGCATCTTGCGGCTTAACATTGCCAGTAGCCACGCCAACGATCTGATCGCCCAAAACAGTCAACGGGTTAATAAAGAACCCAGACGCTACTTTAGCATAATTACCATCTTTATTTTGCCAAGGGAGAATGATGTTTTTAGACCGTTCGTATCCATTTACTTTGCTGAAATATTTTCGTTTGGTCGGGTCTTCATCATCAGGTTCGGAAGTTAAATACCCCAACATAGCCGTGGCAATTGAAGCTGCAAGCGTTGCATAAATAATTTGCCGGATGCGAGAATTGTGCTCTGCCTTTGCTTTTGATCCGGGTTGGTTTTTCCCATAACCGCCGCCAATCATTGTTCCTTGCATCAGGTTATAGACGCTCAACAAGCTTCCAGTCGCGGCTCCTGTAAACGGAATAAGAGCGTTGACGTATTGCATTACACCACCCGTGCGGCGGAAATCGACGGTTGCCACCCGTGCCAAATGCGCAGCTTTAGCATCGCTAAACATACGTTTGCCATCTGGAGTTTTTGCATTGACCGCANCCGAAAACACACCAANGCGGACAGCTTCTTCAAANAGATTATTAACAAACCCAAGCGTCTTAGCGGCGTTTTCAGCGGTCGCAATGGCATAGTGCGATACTACATTTTTAAAATTTTTATCTGTAATGGCAAATAA